GTGTCCTCTCTCTCCCCGGCACTCACGGACGCGCGATGACGGCCCGCGACGAGCCCGACGAGGGCGCCGAGGCGGTCGCGGGCAGCGTGCTGGCGGCCGTCGAGCAGACCTTGGAAGCGCTCGACCTGGAAGACGAGGACGTCGGCGCGGCCACCCTCGCCCGGCGGCTCGCCGTGGCGCTCGACGAGGAGACGAGCGGGCGCACGGTCGCCGAGCTGTCCGGCCGGCTGCTCGCCGTGCTCGACGCGCTCGGAGCGACCCCGGCGGCGCGCAAGTCGATCCTGCCGAAGGGGGGTGCGCATGACGGCGCCGCCGAAAGCCCCAAGAAGGCCAAGCTCCGAGCCCTCCGAGACGAGCACGACGGCCGTACTGGGTAGCACCGAACCGCGGCTGTACACACCGCCGCTGGTCGTCGGCGCGCCCGGCCCGTGCGGCTGCGGGTGCGCGCTGACCCCGGCGACGAGCTACGGCTTCGCCGTCGACAACTTCGCGCGCGACATCCTCGAAAAGCCGCTCGACCCGTGGGAACGCTTCCTGGTCATCCACGCCGGCGAGCTGCTGCCGGACGGCACGCCGCGGTTCCGCAAGGTGCTCGTGATCGTCGCGCGCCAGAACGGCAAGACGCACGTGCTCGTGGTGCTCTCGCTGTACTGGCTGTTCGTCGCGCGCGTGCGGCTGGTGCTGGGCACCAGCACGAACCTCGACTACGCGAAGGAGTCGTGGGAAAAGGCCGTCGAGCTGGTCGAGGAGATCGAGGAACTCGCCGAGGACGTGCCGCTGCGCACCGGCATCCGCCGGGCCAACGGCGAGCAGACACTGAAGACCGTCCACAAGAGCCGGTACAAGATCGCCGCGTCCAACCGCAAGGGCGGCCGGTCGCTCACCGTCGGGAAGCTGATCCTCGACGAGCTGCGCGAACACCAGACCTGGGAGGCGTGGAACGCCTCGTACAACGCAATGAACGCCGTCCCGGACGCGCAGGCGTTCGGGATCACCAACCAGGGCGACAAGCGCAGCGTGGTCCTGATCTCGCTGCGCAGCGAAGCCGTCGAGGTGGTCGACGGCGTCGAGGTGATCCGCGCGGACGGTGACCCGCAGCTCGGGCTGTTCGAGTGGTCGGCGCCGCCCGGGTCGCGGGCCGACGACCCGTACGCGCTCGCCTCCGCCAATCCGAACCTCGGCCGCCGGATCGACCTGCGGTCGCTGCTGTCGGACGCTCGGCGCGCGATCCGCAACGGCGGCGAGGAGCTGGCCACCTACCTGACCGAGATCCTGTGTATGCAGGTCGACAACCTCGACCCGGCGTACAACGGTGCGCAGTGGTCCGCGCCCGCGGCCGAGGGCGGTTGCCTCGACGTCGGAGACATGACGGCCCTGCGCGGCCGCACGGCCATGGTGCTCGACGTGACGCCGGGCAGCACGCACGCCACGCTCGTCGCGGCGGCCCAGCTGGAGGACGGCCGGGTGCGGGTCGAGCCGGTCGCAGCGTGGACGGACATGCGCAAGATGCGCCGGGAACTGCCGGGCAAGGTCGCCAAGGCGAAGAAGTTCGGGTGGTTCCCCGACGGGCCGGCCGCGGCGTTCGCTGCCGACCTCGCCAAGCGCAGCGGCGCCAACTGGCCGCCGAAGGGTGTCGAGATCGAGGAGATCCGCAGCGACGTGCCCGCGGTGTGCATGGGCTTCGGGCAGCAGATCGAGGATGGCGACATCGCGCAGTCCGATGATCCGCTGATGAACATGCAGGTGAAGGGCGCGGAGAAGCTGAAGTCCGGCGACCGGTGGCGGCTCACCCGCCGCGGTGACGGCAACTGCGATGCGGCGTACGCCGCTGCGGGCGCGGTGCACCTGGCGCGGACGCTGCCGGTCGAGCAGCCGCCGCCGCGCTCCGCCGTCTACTGATCAGCCTGCCGAAGTGCCGACCGGAACTGTGCGACAATCGGCATCGAGTCGAACGCCTGTTCGCACTCGAATGCAGTAGTCGACGAAGCGGAGGACCGCCCGTGCAGCCGAGCACCGACGAGGCCGGCGCCCCGAAGCGCGTCCGCGCGGTGCTGGCCGCCGCTCTCCGATTCGCGCGCGGCGTCGTCGCGCAGGGCCGCAGCCGGGCCGCGGTCGCGGCGCAGCTCGGCGGCGCGGGCGCGTCTCTCACGGGGTTCTCGATGCTGGTCGGTCCGGCGTGGACGCTGCTCGTCGGCGGCGTCGCGTTGCTCGGCGTCGGGACACTCGCCGAGTGGAAGGGTGCGCGCTGATGGGCCTGGGCAAGATGCTGCGCCCGCGCAGCACGCCCGCGCAGCACAACCGCTACGCCGGTTCCGGGTTCGAACTGATCATCGACGGCACCCCCGGCGGCGTGTCCGGGCTGTCGCAGATTCAGCAGTACCGCGGCGCCATGTCCATCCCCGGCGCGTGGCGCGCTGCCATCCTGATCTCCGACCTTCTCGGCGGCGTGCCGTGGAACGCCTATGACGAGATGGACGCCGGCCACCTGGAGAAGGTCACGCCGACGCCGCCGCTGCTGGCCAAGCCGGCCCCGCCGGACAACCGGATGACGACGTTCTCATCGTGGGCGCTGGATCTGGTGTGGCACGGCAACGCCGTCGGTGTGGTGGCCGCTCGCGACGATCTCGGCTACCCAACCGCGGTACTGCCGGTCCCGGCCAACTGGGTCGGTGTGCGCCGCGTGTCCGAAATGGATTACTCGCCGCTGCCGGTCGGCGCGATCGAGTACTGGATCGGCGGACTCTCCTACGCCGCGCACCAGATCATCCATATCAAGGGCCCGTGCGCGCCCGGTGCGCTGCGCGGGTTCGGGGTGCTGGAAGCGCACCTGAACGGCACGCTGGACCTCGCGGCGGAGTTGCAGGCGCAGGCGCGTTCGATCTCGCAGCACGGCGTCCCGACGGCGGTGCTGAAGTCCGACAACCCCGACCTGACGCCGGCCGAGGCCAACGACCTGAAGGCCGGTTGGCTGAAGTCGCAGCGTGAGCGGACGGTGGCCGTGCTCAACGCCACCACCTCGTTCGAGGCGCTGGGATGGGACCCGGAAAAGCTTGAGCTGGTCGAGGCGCGGAAGTTCTCGCTGACCGAGCTGGCGCTGATCTTCGGTCTACCGCCCCGTTTCCTCGGCGCATCGTCCGGTGATTCGATGACGTACGCGACCAGCGAAACCGAGACCATCGACCTGTTGAAGTTCTCCCTCGGCGGGCACCTGGCCCGGTTCGAGCAGACCCTGTCCGACGAGATGCCCCCGGAGCGCTGCGCCAAGGCGAACCTGAACGCGCTGCTGCGGAGCGACACGCTTGCCCGCTACCAGGCGCACGACATCGGCATCCGGTCCGGGTTCCTGCTGCCGTCGGAAGCGCGCTCCATTGAAGACCTCCCGCCCGTCGAGGGGATCGACGAGCGGAAGCCGGGCGTGCCTGGCGCGCCCGTACAGTCCGCCAGCCAGACAGGAGCCAAGCCGTGAGTGCAGCGTCCCGCCGCAACACCCGCCCGCGCACCGAGCAGCAGAACGCCGCCCCCGCGGGCGTGCAGCCGGCCGAGGAGGTCGCCGCGCAGACTCCGCCCGCCAGCGACGAGCAGCCCGCAGGCGACGGCGCCAGCACACCGCCGCCCGCCGAGACGACGAGCGAGGACCAGGTGCCGGCCGAGGACCACCAGCCGCCCGTTACCGAGCAACCGCCGACGGACGACCAGCCGCCCGCCGAGGTCGAGCCCGCCGCCGCGGCGCCGGTCGCGAGGACCGCCGACGGTCGGCCGGCGTGCCGGGTCGGGCGCGACGTCGCACCCGAGCTCCCCGCCTGCGACAAGCCGGAGTTCATCGACGACTTCGGCATCTGCGGCGGGCACTACGCCATCCGTCCGGACCTGCGCAAGGAGGCATACCGTGGGTGACGTCGTCTTCCGGTCCTTCGAGCCGGACTTGGAGGTGCGCTCGGCGGCCCAGGGCGGCGACGGTCGCACGATCGTCGGCATCGCCGTGCCTTACGACCGTCCACAGCGGATCGACCGCACGTTGGTCGAGGCGTTCGCGCGCGGCGCGTTCAACCACCAGCTGCGTGCCGCGCACCGCATCCCGTTCGCGCGTGAGCACATGTCGCTCGGCGGGACGCTGGTCGGCAAGACGGTCGGTCTCCGCGACGACGCCGCCGGACTCTACGGCGAGTGGCGGGTATCCAAGACTCCGGCCGGAGACGAGACGTTGGAGCTGGTGCGCGATGGCGTGCTGCCTCACCTGTCCATCGGGTTCCGCGAGGACAAGAACAAGCGCGGGCCGGAAGGGACCGTTATCCGGACCCGTGCGCACCTGACCGAGGTTGTTGCCACGCTTCAGGGCGCTTACGGCGATCACGCCGCGATCAGCGGTGTCCGCTCCGCCGACGAGATCGACGACGAGGGCCAGGACGACGACGGCACGCCGCGGCTGCTCGCTGTGCGGCGGATGCTGGCTA